ACCTAAAATCAATGCGCCTGTAAAATAATAATTCACCCTACAATACTCCATGATTTTTACTTCCAAAATATTAATTTTTTAAACCAAGCTTTGACAGCGTTAACCCATTTGTCATCTAAGGTTACTGTTTCCCATATACAATCACAGAACTTACATTCCGCAATACCTCTATGTCTATGTCCACAATCCTTACAAATGCTGCTCATTATAGTAATCCTATGATTATTAACACAACAATAAGTGTAAAGATTCCAAAATGCCAATTCAATAATTCTCTTGGATGAAATAGGCTAGGATTCATTATTACATTGTATAAAAGACGTAGTTGATCCGTAGTGAAAGACCACACCTTCCCTAAGATATTTTTTAATTTATCCATAAGTCCTCCTTAATCGTTAGTTTCGTCTAGATTTTTCAGCTTATAATCATAACTACCTTCTTCATGTTCGTCGGTAATCCATTTAGCTGAATTTTCTACGGAGTATATTTTATCGGTTACTAATCTATTAATCAAGGTTTTGTTTGGGTCCACTCCCATAGAAGGATCGTATATTTTAAGTCTATTATTGGGCTGTATTGCGTAATTACCATCTTCTAGTTCTATAACGTGACCACATTTATGCTGATCTGGTTTCTCTGAATAACCAAAATTTAGTTCGTTAAAATCTCCTGCACACCAATCTATTGTAAATAAATACTTACCTTTACGTTTTACTTTACGTCTAGATGTATATTGCATTGTACATCCTGCAATTTCATAAAAAGTTGTAACACTTACATTGTAACTAAAACAATCCCACATAACTAATTCGTCAAGAGGTAATTCTTTTACTCCAGGTTTTGTACAGAATGCTGAAATAGGTGCTCGCCACCATAGGCCACCATCCTCCATTAAGAAATGAAACATAGGGACCCTGTTTGGTATAGAACTAAAACCAAATATTCCTACTTCAAAATATTTATCGTGTGAATCTTTTTGATTTCGTAGATAGTTACCTCTAACGTAACATTCTATGACAGGTATGTTTGCATTTAGATAAGCCATAATTAACCATTTATCTCTCCCCAGTTTTCTGCTAATTCACAGTCTACCTTATTGGGGACTTCCAAAGTAACTGCGTTCTGCATGATCTCAACAATTTTATCTGCTTGCTCTTGATCCTTTACAGAAATACAAAGTTCATCATGAATTTGTACGTGTGCTACTATACCATTTTTGTATAAATCTAACATAGCTTTCTTTGTCATATCAGCCGCACTTCCTTGTATTAATTTATTAAGTGCTTTGTAAGTAAATGCTCTTCTAATCCCTGGTCCGTGTTCCTGTAATGCTTCTTCATGAGGCAATGCTTTATGCATACCGAATTGATTAGGCTCCCACAAATGAAACCTACACAATCGTCCCAAGAGAGTTCGAATTTGACCACGCTCTTGGGCACGATTGGAAGCACTATTCATTAACTGCTTAACGAAGGGAACTTTAGCGTGGTATTGATCGAACAATTCTACTGCCTTGTCTTTTGATACACCAAGTTCGGCCTGGAGTTTGGCTTTACCCATACCATAAAATAATCCAAGGTTAATTACCTTGGCTTGTGATCTTGGAATCTTTGCCATATCTGCTACGACCTGGTGAAAGTCCGTTGAGGTATCATTTTCATAATTATCTATAACGTCATTTACAGACGGAAATTTGTGTAAAGCTGCATAATGCACTACCAACCTAGGCTCTTGCTGAGAATAGTCAAAACTACCCCATCTATGGCCCTTCTCGGGTATAAAAATAGACCTAATCATAGGTCCAAGGTCCTTATTTCTGGCTGGAAGTTGCTGTAAATTAGGGTTCGAGTAACTAAATCTACCTGTCACAGTCCCGCCTTGATCGGATCTAATTTGATTTATATCAGCATGGATACGACCTTTATGTTCATGTTTAATTATGGTATCTATAAATGTAGTATGAGCCTTATTAACTTCTCTAGCTTGAGCAATCATTCTAACTACAGGATGTTCATGATTCGAAATAAAATTTTTAGTAAAAGAAGGTGCCTGTGATTTCGCAGTTCTTTCATAAGGTAAACCAAGTTTGTCAAAAACTTTGGCAACACTTCTTGCTGCCATTAATTGAACCTCTACTCCTGTTTCTTTTTTTATTTGGTGGAGCAATGCTTCTTCTTCTAATGTTAATTGTTGCTTCAATTTATGAGCTCTTTCAACGTCCACTCTCACCCCAAGAAATCTCATGTCTACCAAACAAGGAAACAGATCCGTCTCCAATTCAAAAATAGACTCAACGTCTTGATGTAGTAATTCTTTTTTAAATATTTGCCAAAGCTCTAATGTAAGCTCTGCATCTTTCTCTGCGTAAGATCCAACATACATCGCTGGCAGTTGCCACATATCTGCTTTAGGATCTAGTCCTCTAGACTTTGCTTCTTCATTTAGTGCAGTTTCATTTTTACCATGACCTAAATAATCCCAAGACAAACTATTTAAATCAAATCTAAATCTATTCTCATCAATCAATGATGCTGCAATCATAGTGTCTACTATCTGTCCATTAATCTTAAGACCCATAGATCTAATCCAACTCACATCATACATTGCATTATGAAATATTTTTATAGCATCTGATTCACAAACATCTTTGAACCATTCCAAAGTTCTTTTTCGATCCATGTTTGGCCCTGATCCGTGAGCAATTGGAAAATAAAATTTTCTACCAGGTACAGCAACCGCAATACCTACGACTTCACCATTACCAATGATGGCACCACTACCTTTAGATTTTAAATCAGGATCTCTTGTCTCTAAGTCAATTGCAATCTCGTCGTATTTTCTTAGATCCGGATATTCTTCTGGTTCATTCCATTCTGTCTGTGCTTCAAATAGAGGTACTTTCATTTTAATTTAAAGTTTTATTACTAATTTGTTTTCGTTCTTGGGCAGCTTTATAATGATTATAACTATTATGATCACCAAAGTAATGAGTGTTTCTTTTAAAAGACTCTTGGCAATACCAAGTATCAAAAAGATAGTTACCTAATTTTCTACAATAATCCATAATTGAATTATTAATTTGAATGTAGCTATGGTGATATCCTGTTTTTATAAAACCAATTTTTTTTAAAAACCTAACCCCATTGTCAAAATGATTGTTAGGAATTTTTAAATAATCAGACTCCATTAAAAATACTTTTGGTTTTTTATTTTTTAATAACATTTCGTTTTTAAATTTTTTAAGATTTACTTCATATCCACTTTTAGTACACATATCTTTATATATTAAACCAATCATAATATTTAAAGCAGCTTGAGTAGTTTCATCACTAACGTCTTCCATTAAAACATCAAAAGGTTTTACTTTCCATTTTCTTGCAAGAGTTATAAGTCCACTATGAAAAAAACTTAAATGATGTAACTCAATTATTTTAACTTCTTTACCTTTATAGAAAGCTTTTATTTCTAATTCATCTTTAATCATTTTTTTACCTCGTGTACGTATTTTTTTTCTATTATTTTATTTAATCTATTTTTGTTACTAAATGCATATAGAGCTGCACTGTAGTTGTGTGGAAATATTTCCCAATTAACTAATCTATTATAAATTTCTAAACGAAACTTATGTTTGCTTACTGTAATGTTTTTAGTTTTTAAATTTCTGTTAGGCATTACTTTTTCTTTTTCATGTCATTCATTTTTAACATCTCTAACTGACAGTAGTGTACAATCTTTTTAAGATCTTCCACTCCCCCCTTCCGCTGATAGCGACAAACGTATTTCACAACGTTGCCCTGAAAGAATGATAAATCATTTTTAGAAATAAATTCGTAGGGTTGAATAGGAAACTTTGTGTAGTGGTTCCCGCCTACCTGAGTGTATTGTGGAAATGATTCTTTAAATATATCTTCTGATGTCATAATGGATATCCCTTTCGTTCTATTTTTGCTCTCATTAAATATAAATTTCTTTTTGCTCTCGTGCAACCTACATACCATACTCTGTGCTCTTCGTCACGCTTTATTACACTTTTAGTAACGGCTTCTCTTATTTTTTTAGCATTGTCTAATACTAAAATTACGTTCTCACATTCACCTCCTTTTGCAGCGTGAATAGTTGAGACTTTGATTCGTGCATCATCACTTAATCTTTCTTTATTTGACAACATTAATCTTATGTAAATTTTGTCATCAGCTGGTGCATTATCAAAACATTCAAACCATTTTAAATCTTTTTTAAGTTCTCGGTTACCCATGTATTCTTTTATATCTTCTAGTGCAGTGTCTGATACCTCTTCACCATTTAACCATTTGCTGTGATTAATAATTGCTTTGTAAAGTTTTGTGTTGTAACTTTTTTGATGTTTGTTTTCATAATACAAACCTTTTACTTTTAAAAGATCGCATACTTCTTTAGCTCTAGACAAAGTTCTAGTTAAGATTAACCAGTTGTCCTGGTGAAGATCTACATTCTCTAAGCTATTGATTTTACTACACAATCCTTCTTCATCTCTTGGTAAATAATTTTTAGTTGCTCTAAGTCCTGCGATTCGTGCAGTAATAATTTCTGACACATCTTGTACTGCTCTTGGAATTCTTCGAGATCTTGACAATACTTTTTCTGTAGCAGGTTCTTGAATGAATCTATCTACATCTGCTCCGGCCCAGCCATAAATTGCTTGGTCATCATCACCAGCTAAATAAATATTTTTTGATTTAGATTTTAATATGTCATACAGCTTCCATTGTATGGGCGATAAATCCTGAGCTTCATCAATAAAGACCACATCAAAGTTTGGAACTTTGTTTGGTTGCTG